TTATATCATTTAAGAAAATAAAAAAGGGTGAGGAATTATTTATAAAATATGACAATAACCCAGTGTTTATTAAAAAGGAAAAGATAGTTTAATTAATATCATCACCATAGATATCAGTCTTAGGTTTACACCTTTCTCTGATTAATTTTTCTACAAACGCAAACATCTTAAGACCATTCTTTTCACAATACTCTTTTAATAGTTTATGTGTTTGTGGTGTTATTTTTAAGTTTTTATCCCTTTTCATATATTATAAATATATGGGTATGACAAAAGTAAGACAAAAATCATACTATTTTTTGTTGTATAACAACAAAATAAAATTTTTCTAAAAAACTAGCATATTTATAAATAAAAGAATTACATAATATAATATAAAAAATAAAATAAATGGCATCAACAGATAAAATTTTTGTAAGTCCAGGTGTGTTCACATCGGAGAAGGACTTAACATTCGTAACTAGACAGGTTGGGGTGACAACTTTAGGGTTATTAGGTGAAACACCTAAAGGTCCAGCGTTCGAACCAGTATTCATTTCTAATTACAATGAGTTCATTAGTTATTTTGGTGGACTAAATCCTGAAAAATTTAAGGGTAATGGGTTTCAAAAATACGAATTAAATTACATTGCAAAATCATTTTTAACTCAAACAAACCAACTATACGTAAGTAGAGTTTTAGGTTTATCAGGATATGACGCAGGAAATGCGTGGTGTATTACATTGGATGCGGCACACGATCCAGCAACCGAAGAAAGTGTTTCCACTGGTGCAACGGATGGGGTATTATCATACACCGCAACAACTGCAGGGACACCAGTAACTATGGATTTTACTGATCCTCTTTTACAAGCACTATATGATGGTGGTGAAATATCAGGATCGTTTACATCTATTGGTTTACTCGATACTGGACAAACAATTTCAATACCGTCTCCAGCGTATATAAAAGATGAAACAGCTTGTACTTTTAGTGGTGCAACTTTTGATTTAGAAATAACTGAGACAGGGACTACAGGTTCTTTTGTAACAGGTGCAACTACAGGTAGTGTAGTAACATATACTGCAAGTTGTTATAGTGATATCGATGGTAGTGTGATTGCAACACTTAGATCAAGAGGAACCTATGATGGTAATGAAGATTTAATATATGACGTTACAGGTGCGACTGATGTGGTTATGGCTAATACAACAAACTTACCTACTAACGCTTTAGCTTCATTTCAAATTACTGGTACATCAAGTGCTGGTGTATCAATAGATTATGATGTGTCAATGGACAAAACATCTAAAAACTATTTAACTAAGGTATTTGGTAGTTCGGTACAAGATAAAGAAACTGAATTATTTGTAGAGGAAATATATGGAAACGTATTAGAAGATTTGGTTACTAATGAAAAGGTAAGAGGTTTAGATACTACATTTGTTTCTATATCTGCAGATAGTACAAACAATTTAAATGATTATAAAGAAAAATGGTTGTCATCATACACCCCTTGGGTATTATCGGAACTTAAAGGTACTGGTGCAGGTTCAACATTACAGAGGTTGTTTAGATTTATAACAATATCTGATGGTAATGCAGCCAACGAAGATGTTAAATTTTCAATTGTAAATATCAGACCAGATAATAAAACATTTGATTTATTAATTAGAAACTTTAATGATACAGATGCTAACCCATCGGTAGTGGAGAAATTCTCTAACTTATCTATGGATAGTACAAGTAATGGATATATTGCTAGAAAAATAGGTACTGCAGATGGAGAATATCTATTAAGAAGTAAATATATAATGGTAGAATTGTATGATGAAAATGATCCAGATTTAAAAAATCATTTCCCATCTGGGTTTGAGGGTGTTTTAAATAGAACATACGTTGGTGATCGTTCTGCAATTGCACCAAAAATAGAATATAAAACTGCGTATGGGACATCACTTACTACCGCACAACTAAGAAGAACTTATTTAGGTTTAAATAGTTCCATAGGTGTGGATCAAGATTTCTTTGATTATAAGGGGATAAACGCACAAAATGATGGTGTATTAGACGCCAATGATAAAAACACATATAGTGGTAAAACAGATGGTTTCCATTTAGATGTCAATGCAACTGATGGAGTTATTGATGCTGGTTCCGCTTCTTATACACCAACACTACAAGTGGGTGTGTCCGCATTTACTACTGACGCTGGTTTAGTTGGTGGTCCTTATGAGAAATTAGCGGCTAGAAAATTCACATTCGCACCTTTCGGTGGATATGATGGATGGGATGAATATAGAACACAAAGAACCAATGGGGACAATTACACCAAAACAGGTAGTAAAGGATCTGTAGGGTTTACAAGTGGATTATTTTCAACGTATATAACTTCTGAAGGTGATGATGGGATTACTTCTGATTATTACGCATTTTTAGATGGTATATATACATTTAATAACCCTGAAGCTGTAAACATTAATGTGTTTGCATCACCAGGTTTAGATTTAGAAAATCAAATTGGATTAGTTGATAACGCTGTCGATATGATTGAAGTTGATAGGGCTGATTCACTTTATGTTATAACAACTCCAGATGTTGATGCGGATAACGAACCTTTAAGTCCAGATCAAGCTGTTGATTTGGTTGAGGATTCTGGAATCGACTCTAACTATTCAGCCACATACTGGCCATGGTTACAGATGAATGACACAGAAAATAACAGATACGTATGGTTACCACCTACTGTAGAAGTTATGAGAAACATCGCACTGACAGATAATGTAGCGTTCCCTTGGTTCGCAGCAGCTGGTTTAAATAGAGGAACAACAAACGCAATTAAAGCAAGAGTTAAACTTAAGTTAGAAGATAGAGATACTTTATATGAAGGAAGACTTAATCCAATGGCAACATTCTCAGATGTGGGAGTTGTGATATTTGGAAACAAAACCTTACAAGTTAAAGAAACGGCTCTTAATAGAATTAATGTTAGAAGATTGTTGTTACAAGCTAGAAAACTTATTTCAGCGGTTTCAATCAGATTGTTATTTGAACAAAATGATGAGGTCGTAAGAAATCAGTTCTTAAGTTTGGTTAATCCAATTTTGGATAATATTAGAAAAGAAAGAGGTTTAACGGACTTTAGAGTTGTGTTGGATGATACGCCAGAATCAATTGATAGAAATGAATTGAATGGTAGAATATTCATTAAACCAACAAGATCATTAGAATTCATAAGTATTGAATTTAACATCACTAACACTGGTGCTAGTTTCGATGATATTTAAAAATAATAATAAAGGTGGGTGAAATATCCCACCTTTTAATTTTATATGTTATGCACGATAGATATTTTGATGAGGAAACTTATATAAATTACGAAAAGTAAAAAAAATAAAATGAAAATTAAGAAAAACGGAAAGGTTGTTAAATTAACTGAATCAGATTTACAACGAATCGTAAAAAGGGTATTAAAAGAAAATACACAAAGTGAGGAAGATGTGGTAATAGAATGTATTTTGAGTAATACAACATTAGAGGATATTAGTAAAATACCACAATCTTGTATTAAAATGATTGTTGACGAAGATGTAACTATGGGGCTTGATTGTATGAAAGAAATGGATAGTGAAACTGTAAAGGTGATAATATCTAAAATTAAACCTATCAGTGAATGTGTTATGGATAAAATGGAAGGTAGATATCCAATGGATGAAAAACCGTAACATATACTAAAAGAAAATATATTAAAAACCCGTCAATCGATGGGTTTTTTTATTTAGAAGAATATTTATAAGAATATGAAAGTTAAACTTACCGAATCACAATATAAATTACTAAAGGAATTTAAAAAAAGAGCGTACTCTTTTGATTGGGATGATAATATTCTTATGATGCCCACAAGAATTCATTTGGATTATAGGGTTAACCCTAAAGATATATCTGGGTTTGGGGATGATGGTATATGGGTACCAGTATCCGTATCAACGGAACAGTTTAGAAGTATTAGACATAAATTAGGTGTGGAATTTAGATATTTAAATAATGACATTTCACAATCATTCAAAGATTTTAAAGACTATGATGCGTTTTTAAAGGATGTCGAAGAGTCATTAAGTTATAGAAGATATGGTCCTAGTTTTAAGAAGTTTAAAGAGGCTTTAATTAGTGGTAGTGACTTCTCTATTATCACCGCTAGATCAAATCCACCACGAGCAATTAAAGATGGTATAAAATTAATTATAAGAAAAGAATTTATGCCTTGGGATGAAAAGGAAATGGAAAAGAACTTAAATGGGTTAACAATAGATGAATATCTTAATTTACAAGATTATCACCCAGTGTCTTCAGAAGAATTCATCAATAAATGGGGGTTGGATATCGATTCCACAAACCCAGAAGAAGGTAAAAAGATTGCCTTTGAGGATTTTGTTGATAGGGTAGTTGAAAAAGTTAGTTCATATCAAGATACTGATGATTTTGAGGGAATTAGTATTGGGTTTAGTGATGATGATATCAGTAATGTTGAGGTTGTTGAAGAATTAATAGAAGAAAAATTAAAACAAAAATACCCAGAAATAAAGTTTCTGGTGTATGATACTTCAGATCCACAGAACCCAAAGAAGAAAAGAATAATAATTAAGAAATAACTTTTTGTAAGTTATTTATATTTATATAAAAAGATAATAATAATAATAATAATTAAATATTATGAAAATTAAAAAGAATGGAAAAGTTATAAATCTAACGGAGTCGGATTTAAAACGAATTGTTAAACGAGTGTTAACAGAACAACCTGAAGAGTATAATGAATCTGAAGGTTCAGCTGATCCTGATTATGACACCGCAGCCGCCTTTGCTAAAAGTGTAGAAGACTGGTGGGGAGGAAGTAGTGACTATACTAATTCACGTAAAGCGGAATTTAGTGAATATCACGAGTTTTTTGCTAAATTCGAAGATTGGTCTAATGATGCGGACGAAGCAGCAGCAAAAGCCTATAAAAATAAAGCAATGAATGATTTAAATAGAAATGTTGGTGAAGATAATTCTTATTATGGACAAATTAAAGGGTGGATTAATGAAATTGTTGATCAAATTGACGATGTATTCCAGAATGATGCATGGTTACATTTAAATTCTTCTGATGGTAAAAGTTCTGACTATAAAGTTGACCCTGAGATTGATGTATAAGGATTATAACTCATATAAATGAAAAAATTAATAAAAAAAATATTAATAGAGGAGGATTTATCTAAAGATAAAGAACACGCATTAAGAATCGCCAGAGATGTTGATGTATGGTGGAGGAGTACAAAAAGAATTAAGTATTTCGAAAAATTTGAAAATACTTTTTTCGATGATATTGATGCTGCTGCGAAACACTATGAGAAAAATAAATCGAAATTTTGGTTAAGGATACTGGGTAAAGATAATTACTATTATGATGATTTTGTTGATTGGTTTAATTGTATAGAGGATCAGATTGATGACCTTTTGTTTCAAAATGAGTGTTACATTGAAATAGATGGTGTGGAGTTTTATGTGGATCCAGATTGGTGAAATATGTATATATTATGAAAAATTTAATTAAGAAAATATTAGTTGAGGAGATCGATCAAATTGAGGGGAGAGGTGTTGATGTTGATGGTGATGTGGAAAATATTGATTATGAGTATAATCAAGCTGTGGAACTAGCTCAAGAAGTGGAACGTTGGTGGGAAAGTAAGGATAGAAAAGAATTTTTCAGAAGACATAATGGGTATATTTGGGATTCGGATCGTGCAGCAGCCAAAGACTATAAAAGTACATTGGTATACGATTATTTAAAATCTTTGGGTAAACAACATAAATATTACAGTGATTTTAAACGTTGGTTTGATTGTATTGTAGATGAAATAGATGACGTTTTTCAAAACAAGTGTTGGATTCATTTAAATTCTGGTAAACCATATTATAAATCGTCTTCATTTTATGTTGACCCAGAAATAGATTTAACTTAAAATATATTATGAAAATTATTAAATTAAAAGAAAAAGATTTAAATAATATAATTAAAAAGGTATTACGGGAAAGTTATGACCAAAATATAGATGATACATTTAACGATGAATCATTTGAAATTCAATGGAAAAATGCTAATGATGTTGCTGAAGAGGTTCAGGCTTGGTGGAAATCTGAAGATGACAGATATGGTTTTTTCCGAAAGTTTAATTACTGGTATAAAGCTGATGATGATAAAGGGGCTGCGAAAGCATATAGAAAATTTGTAAACAAAGAGTACTTACCAAGATTAAAGGATAATTATTGGTTACATAAGTTTGAAGTTTGGTTTAATGAAATTGTAGATGAAATAGATGACTGGAATAATGATAAATGTTATATGACTTTAGAGTCTTATAGTACGATAGCTAAAAGTGAAACCTGGAGTAAAACATATTATGTTGACCCAGAAATAGATTGGTTTTAAAAAAATAAATTATGAAAATTAAGAAAGAAGGTGAAATAATAACATTAACTGAATCCGATATTAAAAGGATTGTGGAGAAAAAGTTATCTTTAGATGAAGGATTACGATCCACATTAAAAGGTATCGGTGGAATGTTTAAAGGTACTGGTTATAGTTACACAAAATATGCTTATGAATTATCTGGCGCTTTAAAGGAATTAAATGAAGAATTGGAAGAAACAATAATTGAAGTGGGGAAAATTATTGATAAATCTAATAAATCTAAAATGAGTAATACTTCTTTTGATAGGTTGGAGACACATGTTAAGGACGCCATTGATGGGTACAAGATGGTAGTAGATGTAAATAAAACAATAATTGACGACTTAGATTTTTCTGTTAGTAGTAATAGAAGAGATGAAGTACCACCAGAAAATATTGAACCACAATTTGATAGGGGAAATTAAAAATTATTATTATGGGAAGAATTGAAAGACAAAAAAGACAACTAATAGAAGAAGCCAATAAAAGAAATTTGGGTCTTATAAAAGAAGATAAAGAATTACGAGCTATGGGAGATAAACTTTCTTCTTTAGAAGGTGAAGCGAAGTACTTAGAAGATGATATAGAAAATGTTGCTTATGATTTAAATGCGAAATTAGATGATGATTATGAAGATGATAATGACATACCAGAAGAATTGATGGATGTATTTTCTCAAGTTCAACACGCACATGAACTTGCGGATGAAACAGGAGATGAGTTAGATACCGCATCATATGGTATTGATGATTATTTATTGGATTTGGATGACGATGAAGATGACGAAGATGTTCCTGTTGGTAAAAGTGATATGGATAAACATCTAAGAGATAAAGATGGTAGAATGGGTAGTTTATAAATTATTATTATCATTTTTTTAAAAACTGAATATTTATATAATAAATAAAACACAACTATAATAAAAAAGAAATTAAAAACAAATTAAAATGGCGGATTTATTAATGAGAATGCCTGTTCCTTATGAACCATTAAGAAAGAATAGGTTTATTTTGAGATTTCCAGATGAACTGGGAATACAAGAATGGTGGGTATCTACAACAAGCCGACCAAAATACACAAGTGATGAGGTATCTATTCCTTTTCTAAATACTGAAACTTATGTTATCGGTAGATTTAGATGGGAGACTATCTCAGTTACTTTTAGAGACCCAATTGGTCCTTCAGCTACACAAGCTTTAATGGAATGGGTTAGATTACATTCAGAGTCAGTAACAGGAAGACAAGGTTACGCTGCTGGATATAAAAAAGATGTTGAGTTGGAAATGTTAGACCCAACTGGTGTTGTTGTTCAGAAATGGATTTTACAAGGAACACAGTTAAATGACGCTGATTTCGGATCATTAGATTATTCTTCTTCAGATTTGGCTGATATTACATGTACACTTAGATTCGATAGAGCGATAAACGTATTCTAGAATTTAAATAATTTATTATTTAAAAATCCCCTTTATATATTAAACTTATAAAGGGGATTTTTTATGTTTAAAAGGTTTTTTTATTATAATTTAATATTTATAATATAAAGGTATA